TTAACATGTCAATTGGTATTGCATCGATTGGTTTAGGTCTAGGTGGATTTCTTGCAGGTCTTGCAGCCGGAGGCGCTGCGATAGATGCATTGGGTGGTAGTGGTGGTGTTAAACAAATGATGGTTGACCTTGCAGAAGGTCTTAATGCGTTTAATCCAAGTAGTATGGCAGCTTTTGCTTCATTACTTGGCGCAGGAGCATTATTTGGAGTTGTTACGGGAGTAGCTGCACCAGTTGGTCTTGCGATGATGGGTGGAACAATGTTGGGCATGACCGCCATTGGTTTAGGTCTGGGTGGATTTTTAGCAGGTCTCGCCTTGGGTGGTAAAGGCATTGATATGCTTGGTGGTGGTAGTGGTGTGAAAGATATGATGGTGAATCTTGCAGAAGGTCTTAATGCATTTAGTGGACTTGATGCTGGTAACTTAACAAATTTAGCACTCGCAATTCCAGCGTTTGGTGTTGGTATGTTAGGATTTTTTGGCATGCAAGGTATTGCGGGTATTATTAAATCATTTACAGAGGGTATAAAAGGTGTAATGGATTGGGTTTTTGGAAATGAGAAAGGTGGAAAAACACCAATGCAACAATTAGCATCAGATTTGACGCTGTTTCAAAACATTAATGGTGATAACTTATCAAAAATTGGGCAAGGTTTTAAAGACTTAGCTTCTGGTCTATTAGGATTTGCAAAAGTGACAGATGAAGATTTAGCAAGAGCAAAAAAGGCAGTTGCAGCGGGTGTAGGATTAACAAAGAATGTTCCAACAACACCTTCTACACCATCTGCACCAAGTACAACATCACCATCACCTGTTAAAAATGAACAGGATCGCCTGAGAGCAGTACAGCAAGCACCTGGTAGTGGATCATCAACATCACCAACACCAGCTGGTAAAAATTCTTTATTGGATATGATTGCAAAAGGAGAATCTGCAGGCGTTGGTGGTTATAACGCAATGAATCAAGGAACTCCAGGTGGTGGACCAGTTATAGGTTCTGGTGACTCACAGAAAATTATTCAAAAGAAATTAACCGATATGACTGTTGGTGAAATTATGGATAGAGCTGCAAAACCAAATGATGATGCGAAAAAAAGAAAAGAAAATGGATTAATATTTGCTGCAGGAAGATATCAAATAATTCCCGATACTTTAAAAGGTTTAGTCAGACAAGGTATTGTTTCGAAAGATGATAAATTTGATGAAGCAACCCAAGATAAATTGGGAATGGCTCTAATACAAGGAACCGGTGCTTTAAAATTAGCTGCCAAGGGTGACTATGAGGGAGCACAAAATGCTATGGCAAAAACATGGGCTTCTATTCCACTCGCTACAGATGTTGGTGATAAAAAAGCAGGACAATCTTACTATCAAAAAGCTGGTCAAAACACAGCACACGCAGGACTTGATGTAAAAGGTGCCCTAATGGCTAGTTCACCATCTAGCGGTGTAACATTAGCATCTGCATCAACATCAATGTCAGACCAAAGAATGGCTGCAATGAAACCTGGTGGCGGTAACACAACTATCAATGCACCAACAACGAATGTTGCTCAAAATGGTGGTGGTGGTGGCGGTGGTAATAATGTAAACCCATACAATACAGATATGGCAAAGTATCTGCTAGGAACAATTACATAATAAAAAACCCCGCACAAGGCGGGGTTTAATTTGCATAAAAGATTTTACTCTTTTTCTGCTAAAGACTTAAAGTAATCCAAGTCTTCGTCATCATGTTCAACAATCTTTTTATCGATTACTGCAACATCTTCATCATCAAACTTTTTAAAGACAGCATCTTCTGCCTTAGTCTTTACGGAAGAACCACCATCAAAGCCCAAAACTTTATCAAGTTTCGCCTTCAATACTTCATATGATTTGAAGTTAGATGGTTCGGTGAATTCTTTGAGAGAATATTCTTTCTTCCAAAGTGCTTCAAGTTTCTCATCATCACCATCAAGCAATGCAGACTTATCAGCAAATTCTGATTTATCATAATTGCGATAGCCTTCAACATTACGAATCTTCAACTTGAAGTTAGCACCTTCCCACATATCAAATGGGTTGATTGGTGTTTCATCAGCGAATTCTGGATTCATCGCCTCTGTAATCTTATCAAAAATTTTCTTACCAAACTTAAACAGTTTGATTTGACCTTCGTTTGATGGATTACTTGGGTCTGATACGACCAAGATGTTAGCAATATAATGCAAACGGCGTTTTTGTTTCCGTGCAATTTCTTTATTTGCTTCGATGCCAGAATTCCATAATGTAGTGTTGTACTCTGATACTGGATCTTTTTGACCAAGAGTTGTAAGAGAGTTTTCAATATACCAACCGCCTGGACCTTGAAATCCATGGTCGAATCTACGAACCCAAGGTAGTGCATCATCACCGTCTACCGCAGGTGCGGGAAGAAAGCGAATAACTGCCATGCCATTGCCTGCTTTATCAACAGTAGGTTGCCAGAGTCGGGTATCGTCTTTTGACCCAGCTTCTTTAGAAGTGGGTGATGTGGTGTCTTCAATTGCTTTGGTTAGTTTATCCAAATCATTGCGACTTCTTTTGAGGTTTGCGAATGAACTCATATATTATTTCCTTGTATAAAATGTATGTTATTGTATAGCGTTTTGTTCACAGTATCATTATATCACAGTATTTAGTTGCTTTGCAAGCACACTATCTAATGTTTGCAGAGTTTCACCGATATCTTTGTGAAGTATACCGATACCGCCTGCCTTGTTGAAAACATCAATCACATCTTCTGTATCATCAATTAAGATGGTATTAGGAGTTGCATATGATGCTTTCAAACTTCTTTGAGGAACCACATTTCGTTTGTATGCGAGTCCCTGTTTCTTTAACCAAATATCTTTCTGTTCGGCAACCAAGTTATGGTATTTTGCACCGCCAGATGAGGTTAGTATTTCAATTGGTAATTCTGTCCGTCTCACATATCGCAACAATTCAATTGCACCTGGAAAGATATCCAAGGTTTCAAATTGTTTCGTCATAATGAAATCTGTCCAGTTTTCAGACCAATTCTTTTTGTCTCTGCTTGAATTTGGTGCTTCATTGTACAATTCTGTATATCGTTTTTCGAAATCGCACAATACGCCATCCATATCAAGGTAAATTTTCTCAATCATCAATCACCTTCTTCAATATAAGTTTATATTTTACACTATCCTTAGGAAGAAATGTGGCATACTTGGTGCATTTTCGCCTGTATTCTGGCCACCGAATAGTGTCTGTTATCTTCTTAGACCACATAGGAAAGAATCCAAGAATGTCATTGAGAATACACAAGGTTTCAATCTGTATATCTCTCTGTAAAGTCTTCGTCAATAGACTAGGATAGTCACCATCATGCACAACAATCAACTCATTAGGGTTAGAACAGCCGTCAAATATCTTTGTTAAATCATTCTCAAATGTATACGACAGCGATTGAATTACCTTTTGTCGTTTTCGATAATTTATATCTGCTTCTTCCATCAATAGGTTACCTACCCAAGACTTCTCATCTTCTACAAAATTGGCAACAACAAAATTAATTAAATCATCTTTGTTATTACATTTGCGAGACAGTTTGTAAAAGTGGTACTTGTCTTTTCTATTTTCGAAAGTTGTTACATTAACGCTGGTCTTACCATTGTATTTTACAAAATCATAATTGTCCGTTGTGAAATGTAACTTGAGTGCCTGATAGATTTCAAATGTTTCATAACCAGTCATATTGGCAATCTAGCACCTTTGTCTTTTAACATATTATTATCCATTGCGTTAGCTTCAATCTTTGATTTAAGGTTAGAGTTAATCAATGTTGCAGCCACTTCAATTTCAAGACCAGTGGATTTACAATGGTCAACAATTGCTTCTATGTAATTGAAATCGGTATTTGCAACAAGAGATTCTATAGACTTGGCAAATTTTGCCATTTCATCTTTAGTTGGCATCATTGCCTATTGGGCATTTAACATCCCAGCATTTTTGATTTGCCATTACATCGAAACTGATACCACAAACTGAACACTTCTCAGCATTTGATTGAACAGTCATCGGACCTTTCATCAATTCATTCACAGTCCATTGCATTGCAACCGATGGTGCAACACCGTTCCATTCATTTTGAGCAGGTCTTTGTTTTGGAAAAGGCCACTCAGCATCATCTCGCAATGTTTGTGTCCATTCATGCGTTTCTTCCTGCGGTGTATCAAGCTCTTCATCAGAAAATTCTAGTTCACAGTCATCATAATTCACAAAGTCTAAAGTACCTGATGGATGAAAACCTGAACCACGGAGAAACATTTCAAAATGTTCTAAGATATCTGGAAGAGAATCTGCACTAAATTCAATAGTAGTTTCTGCATTATGTCCAGAGATATCATCTATTTGTTTAAAAATATATTTCATTTCACAATCGTTTCATAAAGAGTTTCAAATTGGTCTTGCACAGCAACTTCTTCATCATAGTTCTGTTTAAAATAGACCTTCGCCATTTTCGCTACAATCTTCTTTGGTAATTGTAACTGTTTACTGATATCCGCAATTGCTTCACGGATATATTCTTTCTCGCCCTGAGCCCGTGCCATTGAATCAGACACCTCACGGATTACTTTCAACAACTTTTCACGGTCTGCTGGGTTTGAAATTTGATTAACACTCACTTGCTGAATAGCCATAATATACTCCTAAAAAATTATTTCTTAACTGTTGTCACGCCTGTATTGTGAGATTGTGCTGATGAAGCAAAAGCCACACAAATAATATCATCACTCTTTGCATATGAACATCTTACTGATAATGGGTCAATGCCTTTTGCAATTGCATTATCAATGTTTTGTGCCATAAGACTTCTATCACTTATATTATAATAGCCTAATCCAAATATTGCTGCCAATAACACTAATGTCAATGACACAACAACTGGAGTTGGATACTCTATCTTAGTTGGTAGTTTCATATTCCTTTTCCTGTTCTATTGTAAAAGATGTGACGGCCAATAACGGCAGTCATCTTCATGTTTTTCCATCCAGGATTAACATAGTCAGCATGGTAGAATAAAGCACCATTGGATGGATCTATCATTCGTTCATAGTTAATATAGACACTTACTGCTAAATCTCTAATATCATTATACAACGAATTGGGGGTGGATGTCAAGCTCTTTTCGGTGGAAATGCGGTAAGGTTTATCTTCGCAGTACCAAGAAAATTGGCAAACATTCCTGATTTTTTGTTTCACTACACCACAGATATCGGTTTCAAATAAACCGGAATTAACTCTGTTCAAGGTAACAAACGCAACGGCAATTTGTCCTTGTTTTGGTTCGTGAGCAGATTCAAAGTAAATATTTTCTGCTAGACATTCAACTTCTGCTTTTGCCTGTGGTGACAAACTGTTGAATTTGGTTTTAAAAGGCATATCATATCTTATCTGTGCAGCCATTCCAAAACTTATTGTCAATATTACCATGATAGCGGCAATACAAATTAAAAAACTGGATTTCATTCTTACTCCTTTGTGTTAAAAGGAGAGCGTACCCGAGAAGAGTGCGCTCTTCTCGCCCATCAGGTGGTAGACTTTTTAGGTATAGTCTTTGGTTCTAGTGGGATGTTTGAAACAAAACCGTTCAATGCGTTTGCTTTGGTAACGATTTCACTTTCATTTGGAAAGGGAGGGAATCCTGGATGGTCTGGTACTGGTTGGCCATTCAGTTTAGCATATTCGCATTGTGATGCGTATTGATTGCTAATCGATTCACGCTTTCCGTAGTAGTCATCAGAAAGCATATCCTTCGCCATTTTTAGAAGTTCGAGGCGAATCTCGAACGGTGTCATATTAGACATATTTCACTCCTTAGTGTGTTTGTGTGTTACCAGCGATTTGTGTGAGTGCTGGTTACTTATTTAGTCATTCCAATGTCGCAAAACACCGGCCATAATTGCAAAATTTGTTATAATGTATATTAACACAATGATTGAACGAATAGTGGCAATCTTATCCGCTTCATTGTCATCCGTTGATGCTTTTTCTCCTAATGCCTTAGCCCATAATCTCCAGATTTTAATCCCAAAGCGCTTCATAGTATTTACCGAACAAACGATATCCGTTTGTGATTCGTTTCTGTACTTCTTGCATACCATCAAAATCTAATGTGTAAGTATGTTTCGGTCCGTCAATCCATTGATACATTGTTGCTTTGCCGTTTTCATCCCATTGACAAGCAACCGTCTTCTTGTCGAATTCACCAGAACTAAATTTCTCTTGCCATGTATCATCAACTTTACATTCAAAGGCGAAAATCATTTCATTAAGTACATAATCCCATCGTTTGAAATGATTATCATCAGTATCATATTCATTTTCTTTTGGTGGTGCTGATGTTGATTTCAATTCTTCTGGTACATCTTCATCATCAACAAAAGGTGCACCGTGTTTATCTTTTTGTAATTGTTTCAGCATTGGCAGAATGATATCTGCTAAAGTGTGATCCATTGACCATGTATCGTATCGGTCAATCTTCACATAGTTGATTCGTGGATGAACAAAATCAAGGAACTTACTCCATGCTTTACAGAATGGGTCTAAGAAATTAACCCACTTATCATACTTGTGACCAGGAACATCTTCATGGTTGTAAAACACATCTTCATCTTTTTCCCAAAAGCAAATCACTTTGAGAATGGTGTAAGGCGACACCCAATGGTTTCGGTAATTACTTATATAAACTTTCACTCTATTTCCCTATATGATTTAAACTTATCGTCATTACGAATATCAGAAACTCTTTTTTTTGCGGCTGAATTACCCAGCCATCTAAAATTGGTACACAAGGTACACTTACAACTTCTTCTTGGTTTTTTTCTTTTATAGTTTGCCATTACTTTAGAAATAAGATATATGTTGAATAGGCGAACAAGGCCATTATACACACTTTTGCAATCAATGTCAATAGATAAAACAACTGAACACGGAAAAGATACAACACAACAAATAACAAAATAACAAAGACTAACTCAGTACCGTTAACCGAAGAATTTTCAACCTTCGTAATCGCTGGTTCTGCCGCAATCTTAATTTCTTCAATTGGTTTAACATCTTGTAAAATCAAAGGCACAATATCACTCCATCATAATATAAAAGGTTGGTTATTCTGTTACGAGGAAACCAACCAAAACCCTAAGCGGCTGTTAGGCTGCTAATGCGAACTGTGAGTCGTTTGCGTTTACTTTTTTTTCTTCTTTTTACATCGTTGCTGATGTGCTGTCCACTCTGTTACTTGTTGCCCTGTCGAAACTATGCACCCCCATCAGAAGCACACCCATTAGAGCCCATAAAATGGTTTCTTTCATCTAACACATGCACTTCTGGTGGAGGTGGGGGGATTCGCACCCCCGTCCAGAACACTTTTTACTTTACTTCATACAGCAATATCACGCCAGTATTTATCAATAAATTGATTCAATTCTGGCAAATATTCTTTCTTGTCTTTCACAAATATCTGTGGCACTTCTTCTTCGGTTGCAATTGCTACCACAATCTTATTGATTGGTTTATTTGTAATCTCTCCAAACATCTCAGCATAAGCTGAACATTGCATGAAGTAATTACGAATGTGACCTTCTTGTTTTTCCTTTGTAGAAGATTTGAAGTCAATTACCGACAACTCACCATCCCACTCCGCAATCAAGTCAACACGACCTGCCAATCTTAGACCATCACTATACAATGCCTGTTCAAGGCAGTATACATTACCAACATGTTTATCTAACTTAGGTCTCAATTGACCGAACATCATTTTATCTAACGGCATTAGTGTCTGCCGCTTCATCTCAGTCAACTCACCAAGAATATACTTCTCACACAAGGTGTGTAATTGTGTGCCACGGCGAGAAGCACGACCTGCAATCTTATTTGCTTCTTCAGCACCAACTCTTTGTCGCCATTCCATAATTGCTTTCTTATTGTAAGAAGACAATACAGTAGTGACGGAAGGATATCTTGCACCATTTGGTGTTACATATTTTCTTCCAGATTCAGTTGTTTCAGCTTTTAAATCAAAGTCTAATTCAGGTAGTTTTATAAAGTTAAAGGTCATTTAATGTTTTTCGTTATCTTGTCAGTATACTTTTTGACAATCTCTCTTGTTTTCGCTTCTTTTGCTGACCTTTTGCCATGTTTATCTGCAACGGAACTATTTGGATGTTTCTCAGCAACTTTAGAAAGTACCTCTTTGAAACCATCTGGTACTTTTCCTGTTGTTGATACACTCGACACTAGCATTGGTGCAGATACTACTGGTTGCATATGAGGATTGTTTATCAGAAATTCTTCTCTCTCTGCAATCTTCATAATTGTTTCAAAAATCTCATTAGTCTTTGTATCTAAAAATTCATATGTTGGCATTATACCATCCTGGTGTGCTTCGTTTTTTCCATGACGCTAAATGCGTCTTGTTGTTTATATAGTAGTTACGATAGGACTTGATGGAATCACCTGCAACTTTCACTTCGTCTGGCATCGCAGGAGTCGGTTCTGTAAAATCAATATGAATTTTAATATTACTTGGCAATATTTGCAAACGATTTACTAAACCATCTCTTTCACACTTATGAATTTTACCATAACGATATGTGTACTCTTTACACAATGCATCAAGCATAGTATACAACCAATAATAATTCATAGCTGATTGTCTTGCCCAAACTGCTGACGGATGATGAATATGAGTAGCTTTATACAATGTATAATCACGACTATCTGCTAAAGTCCAGAATTTCTTTTTTCTTCCAGAAGCAGAAAGACCACTAAGTTCTACGCCATCAAGAACACGATGGGCAGTAGAAAGTAATTGAGCATATTCTAAAATCATTTTGACCACATGCTTATCGTTATGCATTTCTGCACACTTAGTCACATCATGGTCTAGATAAAAAATATTCATGGTAGTTCACGGTCAGTCATTTGCTTTTTTTTCTTCATGCCGCCTTTGTGTTTCTTTTTAATTTTCTCAATTTCTTCTTTATCGTCATCTTCTAAAACAGCTTGCCATAGACTCTCAAAATCATTTCGCAATTCGTTATGAATATCACTTAAAGAACCTTCAACATACCACAAAGCATTACGAACATCTTCTTCGCTACTTTCTTCTGCACCAGATGCCAATACACTAAACAAAGACCGCATTGTTTCAAGGCGGATAATTTGTGTCTCTAATCTATTTAATTCTGACCAATGTTTCATTACCAATCTCCGTTATCTATCCATATTCTAACAGTTAAAAACAAGAATGTCAAGCTGTAAGTGTGTTCTGCCGAACCCCACTCAGTATTTGTTTCATTCCTAAACCAAGGGAAAACTTTCCAATGTAGTGGGTTTAATTGGAAGATTATACTTGCACCACTATATCTTAGGTAACCTTTTATCATTGTACAGGCCTTTCATCAATTCTAACATCAGCACTATCGATTCTTGGTTGAGGTTCAACTCTTGTAATCTCAACTCTCTCTGGATTAGTTTCTTTTTCTAACTCACGAAAAGATTTAGATGCCGACAATTTGGTTTCTAATTGGCGATTTCGTTTGATTTCTGCCATCAACAATTTGTTGGTATCATCTACAGAATATCGCAATTGTATCCATGCTCTGTAACCTTCTTTTTCATGTTCAATTTTGAAATTAGTCTTTTGAATGCCGACTAAATTCACTTTGTTCACAATCAATTTTGTAGTACGGTCAATCTCACGCATTACACTAGAATCTTCACCGACTTCTGCTGCATAATCTTTCATCATCGCACTAACATGTGACGAGAAATTAGAAGCAAGATTTCGTTTAGCAGATAATGTTGCTTTATCAACAGCAAACTGCATATCTTTAGAATACTCAGATGCAACAGCATACAAAGCACCGTCTGTATTCTTTTCAGTATACCAAGAAGGATATTTTACTTCTTCACCAGCTTTCGGTGACGATGCAAATGGACTTTTACTTTCAAGTTCCACACCACCTTGATATTTCATACTACCACAAGCAGTTAGTGCTAAGACTAACGGCAACATAACAAAAGACTTTTTCATTTTAATTCCCTATCACTTTACAATATTAACATAACGATTTACAACTTTGCGACCTTGGTATGGTATAGAATACACTAGACTTTGCATTTCATTTTGTGAATAACTAGTCTTCATATCAACCACACTTTCGGTAAACAAAAACATTATCATTTCTTTAGACTGTTGTTGCCCATGAGGCAAAACTGCAATGATTTTATTAGTATGGGTAGATGGTATCACAAATTCGTTGTTCTGTGAGGCAATCTTCACCGAGTAAATCTTCGAATAAACACCACCATAAAAATTAAATACGGTCAAATAACCTGTTCGATTAGATGTGCCTTTAAATTTAACTTCATCTCTTTCCCGTAAATTAAAGAAGTCTTCATTTAGGGAAATATTGATTGTGTTCTTTATCTTCTGTACATCAGCAACAACAGAAACAATACAGGATGTATATCCTGGATTCTCTATTGTTTTTACATTCTTTGAAATTATGGTTTTGATTTCACCTTTAATTTCATTGAAGGTATTCTTCTGCATATCACAAGATTCATTTTGACATGTTTCATAAGCAAATGATTCAATCTGCTCGCCAACATATCTTGTTATAGCATGTTCTTTCGCTTTCTCTTCAGCGGCTTGACATGCAAAGTTTTGTGTGGTATCTGGACCATACCGATACTCACCAACACCAAGAGTTTCTTTGGCATTGGCGAATAGTGGTATCATCAACAAACATAACAAAGTTTTTTTCATTAATAAACTACAGCACGATGAACAATAATATTTGAATTACTTTTAGCGCCAGTCGGACTTATTGGTCGACAAACGGCATTGTATTTCGAATCAACTTGCTGAAAAGCAGAAATGACTGTCTCTCGCTTATTCAAGCAATTATCTAATGATTCAAATCTTTCAAATACTGTGAAGTTATTAGAAGATACAACCCAAATCACTAGCGCCCAATTCATGCTGTTATCCAGTATTCATTTTCTTTATAACGAATAGATTCACTACCGTCATATTCATCAATTTCGAATTCAGTACCGATTGGCATCCATTCGATAACTAAATCTTCAGCACCACCAAAGTAACCTTCGGGACAAAGTTGTTCTGCTCTTGCAACAATTTGTGTTTCAATTTGGTCACGAGCACCTTCATCGAATTGGCTTGCATGTTTCTGTTTTACCAAATCAACTAAGATTGGATCAAACAACAAAGCAGTAGCATCATTCAATTCAGGAAATCGACCCTGATTCCAAGTATACCAACCTGCACCAAATCCAGGTGAATAGATTACTGCAACTTGACCATTCTCAATCACTTTTTCCATAATATAATCCTTCTCAATAAAAAAAGCTTTCTCTCTGCGGTGGTAATTGTAGTCTGTAGTAACACCCACCGACCTTCCACCCACTTCCCGACCAGAGAGAATTCTCGCATTGCCAGCGCCAGTTCGGTATGACTGGAACCACCCTTGAGTAACGAACTCACTTCACTTCCTACGGGTCATAGTAGCCAAGCGTTACCTTGACGGGTTCGGTTCATCTACAAAAATGGTTGACCAAGTCCTTAACTTTTTCAATTTCATTTCTGCAGCTGATTCTAAATTTGATTCACTTACAATTTTCTTATCGATAAGTAAACCAATCATACACGCTAAATCACCCAACTCTTCTTCAAGTCGTTGGAGATTATTCCTATCTTCATTTGGATGTTGTGCATCAAATCCAAATCTAAAAATCTTTGATATTGCCTGAATTACTTCTGCACATTCTTCTTGTGCAATCAACAAAATTTCTCGGTCTCGATTATTCATTTATTCTTTCAAAGATGCTAAGGGGCACGCTGGATGTCTCCCGACATTCGCTGTTGTTTGAGAGTGAGCGGAATTCGCCTATATGAGACTTACTGCACGATCCATTTTTAAGATTCATAGAATCCGGCATCTGACTGACAGCTCGCATAAATTCTCGCAACTCCCCCATTAGCAAATTACTTAGGCGGTAACTTCTGTTACCGTCATTTCTTCTGCAACGGGTACCGAAACTTCTTTCTTCACCTCTGTTGCACCCAAATCTTTCAACTTAGTCACAGCACCAGTTTGTTTCAGGTACTCTTTAACCTTAGAGTTTGCAATAAGGTCATTAGGATTGAGCAACTGATAACCAGCAACTTTGCGACCATCTTTCACAACTTTAATTGTGCCATTCATTTTTGTTTTAATCGCCCACATGTAAGTGGACAATTTATACATTTGAATTTGGTCGCCTAAGAGAGCTTCAATCTCATCTCTGGTTACAATCTTACCCGAAATCATCACGGTCACAAGTTTTTGTGTGTGATTCAATCGTACTGTTTTCACCTTAGGGGTCTTAGGTGTCTTTACTGCTTTCGCAACTACTTTGGACTTTGCCATTTGTTTCTCCATTATCAATTTAAGAACTTCAAGTATAACACATATTGGCGATTTTGTCAAGAGGCATCGCCGATGTTTGCCTCATTCAGTCACCTTGTCGTAACAAAATGACATAAATTTATCATAAGAACCTTTGAAAATCACTTCTGTAGGATTCTTCACAATCACCATACCATCATAAACATGGTACTCATACTCTTGCCAGCATGCTTGGTCTAATTCAACTGGATAGATATAAAATCCACCAGGTGATTGTTTGAAATTAGCAATCATCTGAGCCGCCAAGCAACCCATACCATTTGCAAAACTGAACAACTCTGGTTTACCAGGCATTCCATTGCCCATTTCTATTTGGGTTAAGAATTCTGCCAACTCAACACCATGACCACTTGGATAACCATCGAACTGGCGGTACATACAAACGATTGGTGTATCTTCAACATACACATAGGTTAAACATCTAGTTCCCATTTTTAATCCTTATAAACTAATGACGATGTACCATCATATCGTGAAATGTCTTCATTCCATGATGGTGGTTTTCCACATTCGAAATGCATAACATCTCGACCTTCAATATCTTCTTCAATGTTCAAAAATTGAACATCTTCGGTGTTATGCCAATCTTGGCACCATTCACAATAAACTTTAAATGCTCTTTCCATTATCCAAACATCACAATAAGAAAAACGATAACAACAAAAAGTTGAAACATTTGCACAGTCATTGGATTGTACAAAAACGGATACTTCGATATAAATTCCATAATTTTAAATTTCATATTATCTTTCTAAAATAACATAGTCACCAAAATACTTGTCAAAGGTTGTAACAAGGTTTTCATAGTCACCACTTTTCATTTCCTGAATGATTTGATTAGCATCAAGGTCAAGTTGGCGAGCAAATTTCTTTGCATAACCCATTAGACAAAATGCATTGCCTTCGGGACCAGTCAAATCAATAACGAGATTTTCAGCAATTTCTTTTGCACGAATCATATTAAGCAGCCTTCAACATAAAAGTAGGATATTTCACAAAACCAGAGGTATCTTTTTTCGCTTTACCTTTAGCATACAAACCGACAACAACACCACGGCGGTCAAGGAATCGCAAATCAGATTCATCACCGTTAATCACCATACGAGAAAAGTAGGTTTTAGGTAATGGTTCGGTTTTCTTAACACCGAATACTGTAGCAATATTGTAACCTTGCACGATTGCTTTTTGTACATCAGCATCATTTCCGTCAGCGGCAGAAAATGTCAAATCATAATTATCATTCAAACCGACTTTACGACCAAGAATTTTAGTATAGTCATAAAATTGGAACTGAGAAAATGCATCAAAAATATTTTTGTAAACAACACCGTTACGAATCACTTCGTATTTCTCCCACGATAAGTCGGAGGTGCCATTCAAACGAAAAACTGGAATCAAATCTTTTTTAATTGATTGTTTAATTGCCAATTCAATATCTTTAACTAGACTTGCCATGAATTCAGCACGATATTCAAAAAACATTTTGGTTTTACGAATACGGGCATTTTGAATAACATTGGTTGATTCACCCTTTTTAAACATACCGCCACGACCTGCCGTATTCAAACAAGCAAATTTGCAACCTGCGGTCGCCTTTGGACAAGTATTATAACCTGACAATGAAGCAGGCGCAAGGTGTAGAATGTAGGTCATATAACCTTGTTTCATGCCCTTGAGGACTTTAGGATTTCCAACTGTCAATAAATTCATAATTTAATCGCCTTTTTCATCATCATGTAGCCATTGTATCACAATATGGCAAGGGTGTCAAGCACTATTTGGCACTTGTCGCTTAAAAACAACACTCTCACCTACGCATATTTGCTTGGTCGATTGCCTCTTCATTAGAGAAAATCGGGACAGCATTAGACTTATGCAAAGTACCAATGCCTTTCATAGCAGTACCAGTATAAACATTACCTCTAACAGGTTTTGTAGCAGTACCACCAGGTGTTACCATACTCGGATAATGTTTAACATCACGACCTGGCGGAATTGTTAATTTTGGTATGGCTGTTGGATCGAAAGATATTTTACCCATAGTCTTTTTTGAAAAATTGGTTTTTTGTGAATTGATACTATCAAGCCATTGCTCGTATTGAGCAATTTCTTTTTTTGTCTTTTTTTTCTTTTTAGACTTTTGGTAAGTATAGATTAGCATTGAATTAAACTTATTGGGTGTACTTTTTTGTACCGAAATACATTAGCGCCAATCCTAACACAGCACAAAACATCTGTGCGGTAAACTCAAGCATTGTTGCCTCTGGCATGTTTTCCATACCACCGACTGCACCGAATACCAAGAAAAAACCTAAAATTGCCCTAATCATATTGTTTCCATTTCCATATTTTCACTTGCACAAATTTGTGCATCTTGAATAGCAAAGGTAAGATAATCGCAAAGACTCTCACCCACGGATCCAGAAAGCAAAAATGCCAACTTCTGTAACTGTTCATTGCTCATTTCTGTAATGTTATAGGCAACTGAGGTCACAACAAAATCATCTATTTTAACCATTATGCACCCACAATCATATTATAAAAACGGCGGCCGTGTTCTTTACTTTGTAAGATATCGGAAAAATCATCATACAAACCATCCATGGAAAAGTAACCATCACGGACATGGCGGTCACGAATTGACGCTTCTAATTTTTGCAAAGTGTCATCATTTTGAAAATATTGTTTGAGGATGAACATGGACTCAGCAACAAAATCGTTAATATCAAACATAATCAAACCTCAGCCTTTTCAGTAGTTTCAAACAAAATAAATTTAGCGATATTCAAAAATTTACGAGCGGATTCAACATCACCCATTGCCATAACTTCTTGAGCATCGGACATTAAACCAGCGACAACCATTGTCGGACCAGATAATTTGAATGTAATCGAATCAAAAAATTGGTTTTTAATATCTTCAGCAGACATACCGTAGCAGTTTTTCTCAAATTCAGTCATTTAGTTCCCTTATCAATTTCTATGGTACCATTGTATCAAAAAATGGCAAGGTTGTCAAGCACTAATTGGCGACTGTTGTTTTTCCGCAACAGCAGTAATATGTTTACATTTCCCACGGAAATTGTAACCTGTGCAGGTGCAGGAATATGCGGAATTTGACAATTCCACGGTGTATTGTTTTTCTTTGGATTTTACTAAAAAGACACGGACGCCAAATACTGGTTTTTCCGACTTTATTAGTTTTGCCAAACCTGAATGGTTTGACCGAACAAAGGTTCTGTACCGTTTGTCCAATTTGATGTTTCCAGATTTTGATATCATTATCTTATCCCCTCCGTGAACGGCATGGGCGATAATCTTGCCTTTATTGTCAAGCAAGTAAGTATGGTTTGCCTGGAAATCACAAGCCCATACTGTCGTTTCTTTAAGAATTTCACTCATACCCATATAGTAACACAATATGGTATGGAAGTCAAGCCCCTCTGTTGTTTTTAGGCAACAACTAAGTTAGTGGTCACTAACCCTTGAGCAAAGTTTGCGTGGATTCAGTAGCCATGTCCTCTTCGAATTCTGCTACTTTTAATTTGTTAAGTTGATTCTCCAACTCGGATTTTTCACCTTGAGCGGATTGAATTTTTTGTTCCAACTCTGCAATTTGTTTTTTTAGGATATCTCTATATGACATAATCTTTTTCCTCTTGTCGCAACAATCTCCAAACACCTTTGTCCTTCTTTTGTTGCTGTTTTACTTTTACAAACCCATCTTCTTCATTCCGTTTCAATTTAGTTTTAATTGGTTTTTGACGATTCTTATTTGTGAACATTTTAGAATACCGTACATCCCTTCTTTATGTGTAGTTCAAATAACTATCTGCTATACCAAATGCAATAAGGTCCTCAGGAGTCATCCACACATCTGTTGGTGGTAACAACTTTGCTCTTATCGTTTTCAAATCTAAATCTGTTGCTTCTTTAAGAATGTTTGCCATTCTTTTATTCGTTGATTCCATTTCTTTACCATATGCTTTAAGGTCATGGTGTTTTCCTTCAGCTGCACAAGAATATTGGTGACACATGATACTAGTATTTCTAGCAATGAATCTTTCACCTCTTGTACCACATGCAAAAATCAGAAACGCTGCTGATATCACAGAACCTACACCAATAGTTCGTATCGGATGCCTAGAGTTCTTCATTACATCAATCAAAGCAAACGCCTGAGACAAATCACCACCAACTGAATTAATCATTAGTGTAAGTGTTTTCTCTGGTTCTGGATTGAGATTTTCATATACTATCCAACGGATAACTTCTGATACACTTTCTTCATCAATATCATTGCCTAGGTAATGGAAAGATGCAGAAAGTAATCCGAGATTAACCGTCTCGGATGCGCTCATTATTTCATCTAGTTCTTTTTTGTTAGTCTTTGTTGCCATTATGCCACTCATATGCTGTTTTAAGAATATCAATTATATCATACTTCGGACTATAGTTCAACACTTCTTTGGCAATAGTGGTATCGGCAACTAAACTATCTGCATCACCACTACGGCGGGGATTGACTGTATAGGTAACTTTTTGATTGGTAATTTGTTCTAATGCGGTAATCATCTCAAGGATAGAATGGCCTCGGTTTGTACCAAGATTCATTGTAACTGATTTGTTACCTTCAAGTAAATAATTAGCTGCGTTAATATGTGCTTCTGCTACATCTGATACATGTACATAATCTCGAATACAAGTACCATCAGGTGTATTGTAATCTGTTCCATACAACTGAAAGTTATTTAGATTCTGAATCATCCGAGGAATCAAGTGTGTCTCTGGTTCATGTGATTCACCAAATTCACCATCAGGATCAGCACCTGTTAAATTGAAATATCGGAAAATAACATAGTTCAAACCAGACGCTTCGATTGCCTGTTCTGCACATAGTTTAGAATTACCATATGGAGAGTTATTGAATTTTTCATCACTTTCTAATATTGGTGAATTCTTTGCTTTGTATACTGCAGCGGTAGATGAGAATACGAGATTTTTCACACCGTGATGAGACATTACATTAATCAAATTACAAGTGCCACCAGTATTGACTGAATAGAACTCAGTAGGTTCTTCGAATGAAATTCCTGCTTCGATGCGAGCAGCCAAATGAACAACTACATCAAATTTAATTCTACTAAACAATTCATATAAGGCATCTTGGTCTCTGATATCTGCATAATGCATCATATCAAAGTACGGATTAAGTGTGTGTCTCTTATGACCGAGGCCAACAACTTTCCAACCAGCCTTCTTTAGTGTTTTTGCTAGATGACTGCCTAAGTAACCTGCGCCACCTGTTATCAATGCTGTTTTCATAGTATAATTTTTATTCCTGGTCCGACTTCAATTTTTTCTCCTTTGGGAATGGTTAATAGTTTTTCACCATTCTTCCAAGGAAATTGGCCGAAGTATTTTTCTTTGTTAACTTCATTACCTTTTGTAAAGAATTCTTCTGTCACAGAGTTTGCATTTCCATCTAATCGATATGCAACACTATTTGTATTCGTACAACCATAATTTGTAAAATCAGTTTTCAACGCACTAAAGAATTGTCTATCTGCACCCCATTGGCCGTACCAAGCATGACCAACCCGAACAGCAACATCACGCCGTACGGCAAAACATGATGTATCAATGTGGTGTACTTCAGAATTAAAATATACAGGCCATTTACCAAGCGATTCGCAATTATCTTCACAGAGAAACTTTCCTTCTTTATCATGTATGTTCCTTAAAGAATAAACCCAATCATAACCTTCTTCTAGTTTACGAACCATCTTTTCAATATGATCCGGTTCAAACCAGTTGTCTTCATCTAGATAGCAAATAACATCCGCATTGACTAAGAATGATGAGGCGGCATAAACTCTATGCCCATACCATCCTTTACCAACATTCTCTTCCAATTCAATCATTCTGGTCTTAGATGAACCGACAAGAATCTCTCTTGCCTTTGGTTCATACTGACAACCATCAATGAATATGTAGTGGGTGATATTTTCGTATGTTTGTTTATCTACCGAATCAATACACTTCGTTAGATATTCAGATGCAATCGTTGGTGTAACAACAGCAACTTTCATTTTGCTTTTCCTAACATGTTCTTGTCATTATAAGCTTCTCTAATCATTTTTGGTGTTAGAAAAGGAACTTTTACATCTTTTTTGATACATTTAACCAACAACGCAGCTTCATCTTCATGTAGAGACACTAAAATAATCTCTAACAATCTTGATAACTTTTTAGGTTCAACATTAGTTCGTCTTGGATGATTCTTAACAAACCGATAAAGTTTGTTCATCTCCATATCCAAGTAAGTCATATTTAAACCAGCAGGAGAATTATCTGGTTTATAGTTTGGTATCTCAACATCAAATACAACATCGGGATTGAAAGCTGCCTCTAAGAATTCACGGAACATTTTATGGTCGTGTTCTCTTAACACTTTCAATTTTGCCGGTTTGTCTGGCGCTGCTTCGAAATCCTCAAGAATTTCGGAATATAGTTTTTCTGCACTCATTAGAATTCATCAATCACATTAAATAGGTTTTTGAGACGGTTCGCAATCATATAATTCATAAACTCTTGCTTAGTTTTACCTTTTGCGTTCTCATATGTATGTAGTATAGACTCTTTGAGGTTTTCAGGTATTTTTGTAAGGTCGATTAGTGTTTCATTCCGTGAGAAATTACGCAACATCAAATCATTACAAAACTCTGAAGGCTCTTGATTCATCCAAACAATAATCTTTGCTTCTGTTATCGGTTTCTGCCGAGTACCAGTAACAAAGCAATCATCAGCACTAAGAATATTAGGAATCCCATCACCTTTGTCTCCACGAATAATAAGTTGTTTCAATTGTGCAAGTGGCAATGGCTCTTTGATTACTTTCTTTAGAATTGGTGAGTATTGTTCAACATTGGGGAATCTTTGCAGTTGAGCAAAGTCTTTATCGGAGGAAAGAATCATCACTTTTTGTGTAGCAGCAAACTTCATTGCCAAAACAGCAATGATATCATCCGCTTCACATGTTTCAATTTCAATCACTTTATATGGTGAGTATACTTTCAACTCATCACGGATTTTATTGAGACAATCAAAGATGGTGTTCCAGTCGTGACCAGAAGATTCTCTCGCCTTCTTTCTTCCCGCTTTGTATTGAGGAAAGATACCACGGCGCCAATAGTTTTTGCTATCACAGGCGATAACAACCTCAGGTCCATGGGACTCTTTATACTTCTTCACATAGGTGCGAATGGTATTCAAAATCATATGGCGAACTAGTGTCTCATCTACCGCAGTTTTAGATGAGCCAATCTGTTCCATTAAGTTTGAGATTGCTACTTGATTAAAGTCGAATATTATCATAATAAGGTCATTGTACTACAGTTTTATGTAGTTATGTGGCAAAGATGGTTTAGTCTTTGGTGGGGAAAGGCCATTTCGGTAAACCAGTAATTGGGTCATTTTCAAAGGTGCCTTCCCATGGTTTATAATACAATTCATCCAAACCTTCAAGTATTGTCATAACATCATTTTCATCCATGGCATTATCTTCGTCTAATCGGTCTTCAAGTGGTAAAATATCCCACAAGTTGTTTTCAACATCATACCATGCATAGATACAAACCTCTTCCGCAGGTCGATGTTGGATCATTGAACCGAATGTGAATGAATAACTATCATGCTCTGGAAAGATAAAATCTTCAACTAAGGCATCCTTGTGAATAAAGATGGCATAAGATTCCATGTTGGTGTTTCCACCTTCTGTATACTTGTATTCACCATCAATCTCTTCTTCAAGGTCACCATAACCATCAAAGATAATTTTCACTTCAGGCAAGTCAGAGATATCCCGACCAATTTCTAAATCATCAGGATCCCGATGACTGCCTTCAAGCATCTTTGTTAAAATCTCATCGTAACGAGCATAATCATAATCCATTTAAATCTCCACAGTTTTTAATTGAAAGTTATCAGCTCTTCCCTCATAGTTGATATAACCTCTTGGATTACAAACAATGCGAGTAGAACCAACCATATAATCAAAGTCTTCATGGGTGTGCCCATGAGTCCACAATTTAACTTGTGGATGGTCAACAATGAAATCGTCTAATGATGAACTGTAAGCGCCATTCATTAATGTGTCGTGTACATAACGAGGATGAGTAGACAACTTGCTTGGTGCATGATGCCCAACAACAACAAACTTTTGGTCAAACTTACCTTCAATTACAGATTGAATATATCCAACCATTTTCTTGTGGTCATCATATGCATCTTCTGGTGAGAAATGAGAAGCCTCTTCTTTTCTCTTATGACCAATCTCAATATAACCACCACCTTCTTTAGTGAGATACTTATTGCCGTTCTTACCATCTTCTGTAAAATCAGGATTTAATTCATAGATTGGAACTTTCCTGGAAATCATACGGAGACTATTTCGCACACATCGAAAGTCATTCATTCTTTGACTAACATGAAACTTTGTCATTTCATCATCATTATTCATATCAGTCCATAATGTACCACCAACAAAAGTTACATCATCAATTGTTTTAATCTCTTTGTCGAGCAAATAAACATTACTCAACATATTAGATTCTAACATCGATTTGATTTTGTTTCCACTTGTGGCAAAATCACCATTATAGTGTTCATGGTTACCCATAATACAAATCACATGTGGAAATTGGAATGAACAGCGTTTGAAGAAATCGGTAACACGATGACTTCTTGCACCTTCAAACATATTGTCTTGGTCTGGTCGACCAATATCAGCAGCCACACAGATATCACCACCGAGTATTAAAACATCGGCATTATCTGTATTCTGCAAATTAATATCACCAAATTCTAGGTGAAGGTCTGAGCAAACTGCAATTTTCATTTTATAATCCTAACTAATACTGTATCTGCATTGATTCTCCCTGATAGAGGAGATTGTACTGCACGAATACTATCTATAACATTTTTGAGAAACACTTTTCCACCACTAATGACTTCTGGAACAATTTCATCTGGTTTTCTCAACTTCTTTTGTACCGACTTACTCTCGGTGTAATTTAAAACTGTTGAACCTTTAATTGACAACCCACCTGCATCATCAGCAAAGTAACAACCAAGTTTTCTAGTCTTTGCATTATATACCCAAAGAGCCGAACAACCAATAATTGCTTTTGGATCTACCGACTTAAATTTAGTCAATTCATCTTCAACGCAATAGTTAAGTTTACTAACTAATTCTTCTGGTGATTTAACTTTTCTCTTTCTTGGTTTACGATTCTTTTTAGATTCATCTTCCAACATTAAAGCATCATCAATCAATTTAGAAAGGAAAGATTCAAATCGTTTCAATTCAACTTTTTTGAAATTAGAATATCCTTCTACCAATTGTTCATCTTCACCAACAAGTGCTTCTGCAATCTCTTCACGGACTTTTTTGTAGTGTTCAACAATCGCCTTGGTGTGAACAGATTTTGCTTTTAATTCAACCATCATACCCTTAGGAGTTTTACTGGTCTCTTTACATCCATTCAAAACAAAGTCATCTACAAATCCATCTAATTCACCAATAATACGAGAAGCGGAATCTTTGATTCGTTCCTGAATTGAGGGAATTATCGAAACTGGTTTTGTTGAAGCGGTGTCAATAACTGATTCTTTTACCAGTTTCAACTTTTCAATCTCATTTTTCAACCAATCTTTGTTTTCTTCTGGTAAGATACCGCCATTGTTTACAATACGACAAATCCAACCAAATGAACTAGCTTGATTTTTAATGTTTGCTTCGGGAATTTTTAATTTGAGTTTTTTGTTGAGATATTCACATGCCCATTTCAAAGCATCTTTGGCATCCTTGTTTTGAGAATACCAATTCAAAGCTTTCATTAAGTCCAAACGAGTTAAATCACCAACAACTTTTGGTTCACCACCCGAAAATATTGTATTAGCATCTAGCAATCTTGCCATTGTAAAACCCTCATAATATTTAATTTAGACACTCAGTATATCATAATGTATGTTACCTGTCAAGCGTCAAAAAAGGCAACTGTTGTGAAGAAACAACCATCATCGGGATAGTTGCCTCTTTTATTGATATACCATAAATAGGCATAGTTCCTTGCACGATAATTGCAATCCTATGGATGTCAGTTTAATGACAAACATTCAAAGGAAAAAAATGTTCAAGGAATTACCCAAAGTGTTTTTCATTGTTATGGTTAGTTTATGGTTTTTTGATAGTAAACCAAATTTAACCAAAAAGGACAATGTACCATCTTGTGGCATTATCGAACAAAAGAAATAATCTTACTATTAGTATTACTTTTAATACTATGCTTTCCCACGAACATTTTAACTTCACCTATGTATGGCGGAGATAAGACAAATGTAGCAAAAGAATTGCCTTCTAGGGAAAGAGAAGTCAAATTAAATCACGGAATAGCTGAATGTGTTAGAACTGCTTGGATAGGTGACATTAACGCTCAAAAATTAATCTGTGTCGAATACCGTTATAAAAAAGAAGTCAAGTAATGGATCCGTTAACCCTCTTTGCACTTGCTAATGGCGCTGTATCTGCTATCAAGGCAGGATGTAAGCTATACAAGGACATTAAGGGTGCAGCTGGCGATATTAAAGATGTACTTAAAGATTTAGATGAACAGTTTCATGGTGCATATGCGGCTAAAGGTAAAGCGCCTCCGCCTGCGGCAATCAAACAACTGAATGAAGAAAAAGCCAGAGTAAAAGATTTAAACAAACAAGATTCTGGCGATATTTATTTTGAATTGGGTCAACATCTTGGTGCCTTCTTTGATAATCAAGCCAAGTGTATAGCAGTATTTGAAGTGGAAGAAAAAAGGTCTTATCAGTTATATACTGGTGACGCTTCAGTAGGCAGTCGTGCTCTACAAAGAGTATTGATGAAGAAAAAACTTGAGCAGATGGAAGTTGAATTGCGAGAAGTAATGGTCTATCAAAGTCCGCCAGAATTAGGTGCTTTATGGACTGAAGTATTACAACAGTCTAAGATAATAAATGCAAGACAAGCAATTGCTTTGAAGGCACAAATTGAAAAAAACCATAGAGAAGAAGTTAAACACGCTAAATTTATGGAAAAAGTTTATGCATGGACTTGGTGGATTGGTAGTTTAATAATGATATTATTGCTTACTTTTATTATAATGATTTTTGTAGCACAAGATAGAATGAAAAAATATCCTCAGTTGGGTTATGAATTATTTCCCAAAACGGAAAAACAAAGAAAAGAAGAAGCACAACCTAAAAAATATATTGGTAGATAGAGAAAGAAATGGATCCAATTTCAACTGGTGCAAAAGGTGCAGTTAGCACATTAAAGAATGCTCAAAATGCAGGTAAAGATTTGGGCAAAATTGTTGTAGACCAACAAGCGGATATAGAAGCGACTGTAAACGAACAACACCGAATAAGAGTAGAAGCAAAATTAAAAGAGAATGCTATTAAAGCGGCCGCAGAGTTTAAAGCATTTGAACGGTATGAAAGAGATAAAGCACACCAAAGAGAGTTGCAACACCTGAAAGAAAGAGCAATTGCAAAGTATGGTAAAAATGCT